AAAGTTGGCAAATGTTATCTCGATGGTAGATCAAGAAAACCCAAAGAAAACACCTCTCAGGATGACAGAGCAGCTTGCTATTATTCGCAAGGCGCTTGTTGACTATAACGGCGATGGCGCACAAGAATATGAGAATATTATATCTTTTTATATCGACGCTGGTGCTGGCGGTGGCGGCGTGTCTGCTGTCGCTGATAACTTGATGACAAATTGGGAAGACGATCATGGTATTACCCACAAGGGTATTATTGATCCACAGCACCCTCAGTATATGACGGCAAGAACTAAATACGAAGAAGCTGTGCCAATTGTTAAGCTAGTTGAGCCTAGACAGTATAAGAAGATCATTTACGATGCGCTTCAAAAGATGCTGAATGCTCATTTGATGACATTCCCAAATTATGATGGCAAGGATTATATCTTGATAGCCGATCCAGACCAGAAGAAAAAACATAAAGATGAAGAGGATCAGGTTATTAGAATTGACTTGGACACTCAGGAACAAATATCTTTGGCCCAAGCTGAATTGATGAAGATTGAGCTACTATATATGGAGCGCATTGACTCTGGTTCAGGAAATGTTATGTTTGAACTTATCCCTGAGAAAAGGAATAGAATGCACGATGACCGTGCCTATACTGCTGCCCTCGCTGGATATGCTTTGTCATGTATGCGAAGGTCAAACATTGTAACGATTGAAGAAGATACAAATTTTGAATTTCACAGTTTTGTAACTGCACTTGATTAGAAGGGAGGTGGGCGATTTGGAAAAAGAAAAGAAAAACAAGACTCAAAAGGACAATGATAAGGATGGATTTGTAATTGTCAGCGGGGTAGATGACACTATTGTTGCTACTACTGATATTTCAAATGAGAATTTGATTGCAAGCAAACTTGAGACTGCTGTGCGAAATTATTTCGCTGGCAATGATAGATACGCGAGTGTCTTTGAAGGCGACAGTAGTAATACTGGTGTGACAATCGCAAAGATAGACGAGCTTGCGTCTAATCCCCAGAATAGTATCTCAAAGACTAGAGAGATTGCTAATATAGTTGACTATTACATTATCAAGAATTACTTGATAGGCATGGTTGACACTATTATTAGATCGAATCTGAATACAAATTACAAAGTTTCTTATAATCAAGTGCCCTCTGAAAAGGGAAGAAACAACAAGAAGAAACTTGAGAACGCAAAGAAGATTGTAGAGGATATGCTTGACAAAATTGATGTCAAAAAATTGATTCGTATTTCTATCCCCGCCACCTTCAACCATGGCAACTATTTCTTCTATATGGATTATAGCGCCAATCAAGACAAGTATACAATTCACATTTTCCCGTTGTCGATTGCTAGGGTTGCTCCATATAGGATTGATGGCGAACCTATTCTCATGATTGACATGACTGAGTTGAAGAATCGACTTGAACATAATTTGCCAAAGAAGCGTGGCGGCAAAGCATATTTCTTTCAAAAATACGAGGAAGAAATTACGAAGGCATATCCAAAAGAAGTTGTAGAGGCTTTTAGGAATAAGGATCAGTATGCTGTATTGGATTATAGGCGCACTGGTGTGATGAGGGCTGGCGAAGATGCTGATGGTGCTTCTCTGTATGGCATTAGCCAGATATTCAGAGCGCTTCGTGATGTAGTTATTCTTGATAAGTTCGCGGCTGTCGATGACTCTGCAAGTAGTGTGAGAGCAAGGAATATCCTTGTCCAGATTCTCAGGAAGGATTTACTAGGCCCCGGTGGGGACAGGAAGGCTTTTAATGACATTGCTTTTGCTCATGGTGAATTGAGCCGTGCAGTAAAGAATAAGATTTGTGTCTACACTGCGAGTCCTGCGGTAGAAGATGTTAAGTGGATTGAACCTAAGAGTAACTTGATTGATAGGGACAATGTGAGTCTATATGAGAATCGCGTTCTTACAACTCTTGGCATTGGATTTTTAGCATCAGGCAGCATTGGTTCAACCATTTCTGCCAATATCTCTTTGAAGCAGTTGATGCGTCAGATCAATTATATTAGCCAGCAGCTTGAACATATACTTGAGAAGTTTGCACAAGTGGCTTTGAAGGAGCATGGCATTGATGCTGAGTATATTCCACGAATTACTGTCATCGACAGTGAACAGCTTGAATCTGATATGAGAATTGATTTGGCTAAGACACTTTACGCCGATTTGGGCTTGTCTCGTCAGACGGTACTAGAAACGTTGGGTCTTGATATTGTTGATGAGACTGAGCGTAGGCAAAGCGAGAACGAAAAGAATTTGGACGAGATCTTCAAACCTTATTTAACTGCCTATACAAATAGTGTAAATAACGAAGATGAAGGTGGAAGGCCAGCGGACAAGAAATCCGATAATGAAAGTAAACAAGTAACAGACAAAGAAAGGAACCAAGCAAAGAATGGTAATCAATGATATAGAAATGGCAGTTCTGCCAAAGGGCAAGATTGTGTCTGAAGCATCTATTGCAAGACACTTGCTGAAGGATGGTTATAGGATTATTGACATCAAGCCCAAGAAGACAAATCGTCACGAGAGTGTATTTATTTTTGAGGTCACTCCCGGTCTGGATGAAAAGATTGAAGAGTATACGTCTGAACGGAAGAACAGGTATTCAAAGAAGGGTGAGTAAGACAATTTAGCCTATATTTCTAAAGAAAGGAGGCGAGGCCGTTGAATAACGATTTTGTATTTGCTTCTAAAATTGTAGAATTATCTGAAGAGAAAGATTATTTAACTCTCAAAAACAGGGTATTCTTTTTTAATAGTCCAAATTTAAATCATGTTCAAATTGATTATGATGAGAGTTCTCTTGAGCAGTGTAAGTCTCTTATTAATTGCCCTTTGCTTGCAAAATATGTAAAGCGCAATGGTCAAGATGACCTTGGTGGACACGAAGTCAGTATGAAAAATGGTCAGGTTGAATTTAATACAGCTGCCATTGGTACAATTATAGATGTTGAAATTGTCGAAGAGGACGTTGAAACTGTTGATGGCAAGATTCAAAAGTTGCCATGCCTATATGCCACCGAGGTGGTGTGGACAAGGTTCAAGAATGCTACCAATGCAATCCAAAGGCTTTACCAATCAGGCAAGTTACATAACTCTTGGGAGCTGAAGAGTAGCGACTATTCTTTCTCAAACGGAGTGAAGTATATTAAGGGCTATAAATTTATTGGGAACTGCTTGTTAGGTACAGAGAGCTACCCCGCTTATGGCTTATCCGCTAAAGTGCTAGATATTTCTGAAAATTCAGATCAATATGAATACCTCGCCGCTGAATCATTTAGTGAAGCACTGGCATTAGACTTAGAATCTGAGCCAGCTTCAAATATAATTTCAAATCAGTTGGATGACACCAACAGAAAGGAGGAACTATCTATGGATGTGAATGAGAACGTCGTTGTTGACACTTCTAATGAGGAAGTTAAGGAAGAGACTGCGGAGGTTGTTGAAACCGAAGAAGTAGTAGAGGCTGAGACTAACGAAGCTGAAAACAACGAGGTTGCCGAAGTGTCTGAGGATAATCCTGTAGAAGAGTCTACAACTGATGAGACTGAAGAAGTAGAGTCTGCGGAATCTGAAGATGCTGAAGGTGCAGCCGAAGAGGTCAGCGCAATGAAGACCGTTCGTGACATTTCTAGGATGATTCGCGTTGCTTTAAACGAGATTAACGACGAAGATTATATGGATGTTGCAATGATCTTCCCAGAAGAGAAGCTAGTGCTTGTACAGTCTTGGCGTATGAAGGAACTTGAGTTCGTTCAGTATTCTTATCGTGTTGATGGTGATAAGGTTATTCTTGATGATAAGAAGAATGTTGAAATGGTTATCTCTCCTCTACAGATTAATTCTGAAATTGAAAACAAGAATAACGCTATCGCTGAAGCCAATAATCGTATTGTTGAACTTGAGAATCAGAATGCAGAACTATCTAAGGCCAAGGAAGAACTTGACAAGATTAAGGCAACTCAGGCTGAAGCTGAACATTCTGAAGCTGTCAACAAGCTGCGCGACTATGTTGTTAAGTCTGGTCGTTTTACTGAAGAAGAAATTGCAAGTGAGAAGATCCAGAATGCTATTAACGAGCTAAATGAATCTTGGCTGAAGTCTGAAATTGCTGACCGCCTAGTTGCAAGTCTCGCAGAGCAAAAGACCAAGAAGGTTGAAGTATCCGAAGCCAAGGAGACTACTACTCTATCTGTTGTACTTGGTGAGGAAGAAAAGTCTGTAACCCCAGATGATATTCTGAGGAAGTTTTTCAATCGTAAAGATTGAATCAAAATGAATTATGAAAAGGAGTGTATGAAACATGTTTGCAATCGTACAGTATAACGAACTAAAGCCCCGTGCAATCTCTGTTGCAAACGAGGCAATGGTTAATGGCGCTGCTGTCGCCTATAACCCCGCTACTCGTAAGCTATCCAAGGCTACTGGCGCTTCTCACTTTGTTGTGACCAACACCAAGAATTATGATGGTATCAATGCTGTTATGGAGCCTACTGATGCAGAACACGAAGAGATTAAGGCTAATGATCTATGCATTCGTGTGCCTCTACAGCTAGGCGACATCTTTGCCACTACCGAGGTAACTACCACCAGCCTATCTGCTGGCGATCCCGTAATTCCCTCTGCTGGCAAGTATATTAAGGATACCGCCCAGACTAGCACCAGCGGTCTAGTGTTCCTAGGTGCTTATGAGAATCCTTGGGGCCTCGATATGTATATGATCGAGTGCGTTGGCTAATTAAATATTTTTTTTATTTTAGAGTTAGTCAAGACTAATTATACGCAATTAAATGAAACGGAGGAATGAAAAATGACCCTAGAACTATCTACTAAGATGCAGGAGAATGGCTTTCTAGTCGATTGGGCAGAGCGTGTCCAGTATGGTCTAGAGCTAAGTGATGAGCATCGTGAAGCATCCGAAGTTATGGATGAGTGGGCGCGTAAGATTGGTGAGCGCGGTGTTGATAAGGACAATGAAATTGCAGAGCTAGTACGTCGTGCTATTACCAATGATGTTGTGGCTGCTCCCGACGAGCTAATCTCCATGATGTTTGACGAGTCTTCTATTGGCGAGTTTGACGATGTTTATGGCGAAGTCGAACCCAAGAACACCATTAAGGTGTATGAGTCTATCAAGGGTGGCAACGTGGATGCCTCTTACATCGACTTCACTCGTGTGCGGCCTGAATGGAAGGAACTACAGGCCGAAACCTTTATCCCTTACATTGATCTACGCCGTGGCGGCTACAAGACCGTTGCCAGCCTAGTGAACTACATGCGTGAAGCCTTCGCCCAGAAGCGTTGGAGCATCCTGTTCAACCGTGCTGTTGCCGCTGTGACTGCTGCTCCCAACCTGATCTCTGAGGCTACTGGTGCTCCCACTGCTACCTCTGCTGACGCTCTGGCTGTATATCTAATGGATATTGCCGAACCCGGCGAAAGCACTGTGATCCTAGGCCAGAACAAATACATCATGGCTATGAGCAAACTGCCCTCTGCCGCTTCTATTCAGTCCAATGAAGCTAAGGAAGCATGGCGTCGCTATGGTTCTATCGGCTATTATGCTGGTCAGGAAATGCGTGGTTTCTCTGGCGTTCGCAGGATGGCTGATGGCAACCTAGTTATCCCCAATCAGGTCGTGCTGGGTGTCGCTGGCAAGATCGGTTCTGCTATTACTCGTGGCGAGACTCACGTCTATGAGTCTATGGACAACAATGCCGAGCATGTCCATATCAAGGCCAATGGCTTCAGCTTTGGTACTATGATTACCAAGCCTGAGAAGATTGCCAAGATCGTAATGGCTCAGTAATTCACTTTCTCGCTTGGATTAACACTACTACCAAGCGAGAAAGCCAATAAAAAAAAGAGAAAGAGAGATAAAAGATGAATTATAGAGGAAAGAAAGATGTCCGAGTATATAACGAGTGTCCTTTTCAAGTGAACCTTGTAGGCCAACGCCGCGACTACATTTTCCCGCCTTGTCTCGATGGAGAGCCGACTATGAACTTTGTCGATTTTGAAGAGATTGAGTATGCTCACTCTCGTGGCAAGGTATTCAATATTGGCCTCCTAACCTTCGCAGAAGAAGATAGGGAAGGTATGTATGCCGCTCTTGGCATTAAGAATTGGAAGGATAAGATTTGGTACAATGATGATATTGAAGATATTATCATGCATCCAAGTCTTGAAAAGATGCAACGTGTTATTGACATCAAGGATCTGATTACTTTTGAGCGCGTTCGCGGTATGATGGTTAGGTTTACTAATGAGAAGCGCGACGTGTCCCAGAATGTAATTAACCTTATCAATGCTCGGTATCGTGAACTGAATGCTGGCAATGTAACA